GCCATCACCAACTAAAAAGACCGGCTCCTTAGCAGTCGTCTTCTTAGCAGTTCTGTGTAGATCTACAACTCTCAGCTCGGCTCCTTTAAACCGTCCTAATGAGCTTCCGAGTTTAATTTTGTCAATCTTGTCGTCCGGACGCAGAATATCATCCGGCATAGCATACATACTAGTCATTTATGTCTCCTTTCATCATAAACGGCATAAGCAGTTGTAAGCAGAAATAAAGCCCACAATATGATCAGCAGCTTCACTTCTACTATCATTCTCTCTTAAACTCCACAACTACCTTATAGTTGTCGCGAATATAATCCAGAAAGAATTCATAGACATTTTCGCATTCAATAGTCTTTTTAAAAAAGTCATATGTGATTGTGGAATATAAAGGCCGTCCAAACTTCCCAAATTCAAGGTCTGTCTGAACTGCCAAAAATGTTGCATTATTTCCCATGCAATCGATCTTACAGTACTTTACAATTGGCCTTCGATCAACTGGAATAACGTCGTCTACATCAAGATTATCTACGTGAAGTGCGTTATAGTTTAGATCCATAATTTTCCTCCGGAAATGTGTTAAGAAAGCCAATCATGTTTTCAATATCAGTATGAAGTTTTGGAGGTAACCCTATAGATTCCCTTACAATATCACTAAGATCGGCCAAACTAAATGCCCCAGTCTTTTCTCCAATCTTTTTAAGTTTTTCTCTAACATAATTGGATTCTTTTGAATGAGAATATTTGCATCCATAATAGAAGTCGTCAATATCATTATCCTCACAAACTAACATCTTCTTAACTTCTATTGGGCTAAAAAATCCGTTTGCTTCGACAAATTTATTAAGCTTTTCTTCGCATTGCTCAAGAAATTCTTTTGTTTCCATGCTCTTTCTCCTTATAGTTAATAGGCTTCTTAGAACCATAATTAAAGCCCTGCATGAGACATTCATTACAGGGCTCTTCGGTTTCTTCTACATCATGATATGCACATATTTCACAATATTTATGAAAATCTGCTTCTTTAGTATTCAATTCACTCATTATTTTCCTCCATTTTTAAGGACTAGTGAAGAAATCTTACGAATAGCGTCAGTAACACTATCAACTCCAAGACTTTGGCAAATCAAACCTAAGTTAGCTTCACATTCTTTAAGTCTATCGATTTCTTCTAAAGCCTGACAGTATTTATTGATGGTTGTTTTATTCGACAAACGTTCGTAAATATTCGTTAGTCTCGTTTTATTGACCAAATCTTCTCTTGTCATCACCTGCCCAGGTTTAGTCAATGTTTCGGAATCATCCTGGTACTTCCTGGTCAACTCAAGAATATTAAAATCCTTAGATGCGTCCATAACTACTAAAGTAAATCTTACAACTCGCATAAGTTCTTCTTTAGTAGCTCCTTTGAGTGCCATATCTGTAATAAGATCAGCAAGATTAATTTCATTATAATTCATTATTTTTCTCCTCTCCGTAATTATCTCTATATTTAGCGAGCCGCTTCTCAATCTCTTCGGACACTTCATGAATTTCCTTGGTTCTATCCTTTATGAAATTCTTCAGACGGGCGTTCTCTTCCTTAAGCTCTGCAATTTTTGTGTCCTGATCGACACTTGCTGCAAGTACCGCCATTCTGTGATCGAATTCGAACTTAACGTCTTTTTTAAGATCTTCGATCCTCTTTTTAAGCTTCTCGTTCTCTATTCTGAGATCCGCTTCGGAACTGAAACTAAAACTAATCAAGCAGCCGGCTTTGAGTGCTTTAATTTTTTCAATACCCTGTTCGACAGTCTTTACTTCCAGATTCTGAAGCAGACTATCAATCTCGATAACATGATCAGAGCATTCGTTTACGCAATTATCATAGGATGCCTGGAGTTCTTCGTATCTATCTACGAGATTGTCGTGAGCGATTTGGAGATTCTCATAATTCTTAGCGTCGGCTTTACGCTGCTGATCGATCAAATATGAATCTTCTTCGTTCTTCTTGATCGTCTTTTTCATTTCCATTATCTTATCAAGAGCCGACCGAGTACCATTGACACCGAGACTTGTAAAAATAGCATTGAAATCAAGTGCGTTAACGTTAGTAATCGCAGTCAGTTTCTGTTTCAATTCTTTGATTCTTGCATTCTTTTTTGAAAGGCAGCTGTTAAGGTCCGTAACTTCATGTGTTCTATATTCGAGATTCTTCTTTGTAACTTCTTCTCTCGACACAGCAGTCTTAACCTCGTCTTTCAGATGAGTGTTCTCTTCTTCGAGCTTTCTGCATCTTGTCGTCAGTTTATCAATAACACTAAGAAAATCAACATTCTTCTTGTACCATTCCTGTACCTGCGCGTTTAAAATTCCAGCCATATTAACCTCCTTAATTACTTCGCCTTCCTTTACATAAACTGGTTCACTAAAAATAAAAGTATGCTTCTTACTTCCTTCGTTCATATCTTCTCCTAACTCCTTAGCAATACTGATTCCGTACCTACTATTCAAATATTTCTTAAGGTATTTTCTTAATGTGTCATGATCGGGATACTTGATTTGATCACAGTCTAGAGTCGATAAATCCCAGTACACCTCAGTCAGAATTTCTTCTGCGTTCATACTTCCTCCTAATATGTGTACCCTCCAGGATTCTACGTTCGTCGTATTTGTCACAAAACGTGTTGTAAATATCACGTACATCGTCTTTCGTAAAGCCAATAGAGAGGAAATCATTTACGATCTCCTCTATGGCCTTCTCGTTATTAATATGCTCCGGCATAGACGGGCTTGTCCCCTACGCAGTTATGCTGAAGTCTCTTAGGCTTCCAGCTCTCATGAATATCGTTCATGAAGAACTTTCTTGTAAGTTCCTCCGGAATATCCACAACAAGCTGATACCAGGTCTCTTCGAATCCGATTTTGGATTCCTTAGTGTCAAGAATATACTTGACGTTGTACCGTACACAAACCTCAACCCATCTTTCGATGTCGCGCCATTTAGCGGTTCCTAAAATAATTTTTGCCATAGTTCTTTTATCTCCTTTCAATAGCAAAAAATAAAAAAGGCCTCTGATTAGCCTTCGTTCTTTCTGGATAATTCTTCCTGCTGAACAACTGCTGCACAGAAGCCTTCTTTATAAGCCTGTTTGCAATAAAATCTTAATCTGTCGATTTCTTCATTTGCCTGATTAAGCTCATATAACAAATATAAGCATAATCCTGCGGTTACTACAAAAATCATAAACGTAATCATACTTGCTCACCTCTTTCATTATAGAAACTGTAATTTTTACGATTTTTACGAAATTTGAAAGGATAGAAAAAATAAGAGCCCGTGTAGTTTTCACGAGCTCTCTTTTTGGTTACATTACTTTTCCAATGGGTAAAATCTTTAAAACCGACATCATTGCTGATTCACCTAAACGACTGATGTTTTCGCCAGTTGTCTCCTTAATGGTAATCACCCCAACCATAATAAGTCCTGCTGTGCAAAACATTCCAGTCTTAATTAGTCCAAAATTCTCCTTCTTGTTCTCAAGTGCAATCTTCTGTTCCTCAATATCCAGTTTTCTCATGTTTTCGTCGTGTTCGTTTGTACGACGTTCATCAGCGTCCTGAACTTTGATGTTAAGCTGTACCAGAGAGCTTAAAATATCAACGTCCTCCTTAAAGCTCTTTCTAAAAGCGTCTCCTTCATCGGATGGGTCGACTCCATTTGCCTGTGCAAAATCAGCGTTCTGCTCAACAACGTTAGTCATAGTGTCAATAATCTCTTGTAAATCCATAGTGTTTCACCTAACCTTTCTCTATTATAGAAAATGTTTTCTTTACGATTTAAGATTTTCAAGTTTGAATGAATTATCAACCTCTAAGACTACGTACTTACGACTTGAAATCTCCAAAATATCATAGTCTTTGTAGAGTGCCACACCGACTCTTGCAGAAGTCTTGTCCTCGGCAATATCCACCAGGAGTCCTCCGACAGGTTTGTAAGATCGCTCACGAAAAACAATGTAAGCGACGAGAATAAAAATGATAGCGATAAGTAATGCTGTGAAATAGTACATAATGTTCTCCTTTCGAAAAAAAAAAGAAGGCTAATTAAAGCCATTCTTTGTTAATCAACTTCTCTTGTTTGATTCAATTCAACTGTGTGAATAACAGTGCCTACTTGCCAAAGTTCTTTATATGATCTATCGGAGTAATGCTTCCTGCAATATGTGGCTTCATACTCTGAAGCTTCTCGTTTAGCCATTTCCTCTGTGCCATAAACTCCTACTGTTGCTTCAACAGAAGTGTATTTTGTTCCTACAAACCAAGATTCTTCAAATAATACAACAAATAATGTCATAATAATGACCCTCCTTTTCATTAAAGGAGTTGTAATTATTACGAAAAAAAAAAGAGGAATTAGTTTTCTTCCTCTTCTTCGCTAAGGATATGTAATCCTCTCAATTGTGCCATTGCTTGATTGTGTTTCTGAATAAGTTCATTCACTCTTATCGCTTCCTGCCATCTCTTTCTATCCATATACTTTGCGTAAGCGACTGTAAGTGCCGATCCAATAAAGAATCCTGAAATACATACTAATGCAAATGTTTCGTTCATAATTATTACTCTCCTTTTCATTATAGGGATTGTAATTATTACGAAAAAAAAAAGAAGCATTATTCTTCTAACGCTTCTTTAATGAACTTCAAATCATCATACATCTTTTTAAAAACGATTTTGTCTGTTCTTGCAATAATATTATCCTTACCTCCAGTGTAAACTGTAGAGTCAGCTTCGTTGGCCCTTTTCCAATAATCTTCGATAAGTCCCATATTTGTTTCAAGATTAATAAGACATAATTTTCTCTTTACGATATCCATAATAATGACCTCCTTTTCATTAAAGGAGTTGTAATGTTTACGAAAAAAAAAGAGGAATTGTTAATCCTCTTTCTGATTTTCGTATAAATCCAGTTTTTGCTCAAGATAATAAATATACTCGTCCTTACGTACTAATTGAATCGCATAATCACTAGCTTCTCTTTCTGATTGGACCCATTTGTCGAAATATTCTTCACGATCTTTTTTGTTCACAATATAATCGGCATGTGATTCCAAATCAGCTTTTACTAAAGCTTTGTAAATGTTGTCGAATAAATCCATAAGAAACATATCTCGTTTCATCTCTAAATAACTCATAACCTTTTTCATAATTCATTCTCTCCTTTCATTAAAGGAGTTGTAATTATTACGACGCCAAACCACTAGCATTCCTGCGCCAAATGGTAGATAATAACTATTACCCAATATGCCCTCTTGCTAGAAAGGAGAATATCATGCCAGTCTATAAAGACGAACAAAGAGGGACATGGTTCGTCAGCTTGAACCAGACAAATTCTACTGGAAAGAAATCACATGTTACGAAAAGAGGTTTCAAGACCCAACGCGAAGCTCGAAATTGGGAAACAAATTATAGAGTAGGACCTAAAAACGAGCCGGTAAAATATCCAACGTTCTTACAAGCTGTCAAGACTTGGGAAGCGTACTGCCAAGCTTCAGAAGGGACGATCAGACAACACAGCGAACACTTCCGTATACGGTTCGCAAAATATCTAGATAAGCCGATCAATGAGTTCGATAAACCAACTCTGATCAACTGGAGGATTGAGTTGTCTGGTGGCCCCTGGGCAACGAAGACTAAAAATACGACGATCACGTACGTAAAAGGTCTTCTGCGTTTCGTATCAGATCTATATGATCTACCGGACTATACATCCGTCCTTACGAAACTGAAGAAGACTGACAAGGAAGTATTGGATTCTGTTGAGGAGTTTGAAGTATGGACTCCTGAGGAATTCGATCAGTTCTTGAAATATGTCGATGAGGAGCCTTACAGGACGTACTTTATGTTCCTGTACTGGACAGGATGTCGTAGAGGCGAGGCTATAGCCCTGCAGAAGAGCGATCTTGACAATGGATGGGTAAATATCCGTCGAAGTCAGAGAGACTCCACAACAGGCTTAAAACCGACCAAAACGAGGCAAGCACGTAAGATACAGTTGGATGAGACAACATGGAAAGCCGTATTCGACTTGGCTATCAGCACGAAAGGACCGTATGTATTCGGTGGCGAGAGAGGAATTGCTCCAACGACCATCGACCGTAAGTTCCTGGAGGCGAAAAAATTAAGCGGCGTGAAAAATATACGACTCCACGACCTACGTCACTCCCACGCGACCGTCCTGATCAACGCGGGAGTGAATATCGTAGCCGTGTCTAAGCGTCTAGGCCACTCGACTATTGATCAGACCCTCAAGACATACACCCATTTGCTTGAGAGTAGTGATCAAAATATGATGCGAAAGATCAACGAGTTGGCAGCAGAGTCTCACGAGAGTCTCACGCCAAATGAAAAAGCCCTAGAATCAGGGCTTTTCAAACGCATGGCGCAGGAACAGGGATTTGAGTAAATATCGTTGCTGCCGGGTAGCATAAGGAGTTTTATCAATAGGAAAGGCAAAATTACCAGTTATGGAGGGCATTTTGGGTGTTTTTAGAAAGGAGGATTTATCGTTGCAGAAAGCGCTAAATATCAATTAGCGGAGTCTTTGAGTCGCATCAGAGTCTCACGAGTGGACTAGTATGGAGGGTTAGTTCTTAGGAGTCAGAGTAATGCTGTAGTTGTCCAGAATATACTTCAGACTCTCAGCAATTGACGGATACTGATTCGGATCTACTGCTGTGAAGTCAGCACCATGGGCGATCTTAGCCATAGAAGCCTTATAGTCCGGATATGCAGCCGGTGTTTCCGGTTCTAATTCATGGATGGAGCATTCCAGCAGGTAAAGGATCTTGTTAATATCTGTCTCAGGGGAGACGTTTACGAAGTGGTTGTCCTTCTTCTTAAAAGCATCTAACTCGAATGTAAACGTGATCGTTGGTATTTCAGTTTCTGCAGAAGAAATAATCTCTTCCATGCGATTAATTGCCGACTGTGAATAAGTAGCAGCACCAGTAACAACTGAACCGTTTTTAGAAATTGTGTAATAGCTTTCCTGATCATCGCCAATAATAATGTATTCTTCATTTGAAGAGGATACAGCAAGATACTTAAGATTCGTGCCATTTTCTGTTACTTTATTAAATCCTGTTAATTCCGACCATTCAGGCACTTCAGTATACGTTTTCTTAGGGATGCTGTACATGAAATCATCGAAATCGGTAATTTCAGGATTTGTCAACTGAAGGCCGTATTTAACTTCTCCACTAGCGGAATACTTGTTAATGGAGAAAGTAGCCGTAAATAATTCACTCATTCTATATCAACCTCTCTTAATGATTGAGCATCTTTGACTGATACTCATCTCTTACGTCCTTAAGACGTGAAATATCATTGCCGTCTATGGCGTGGTTTACCAGCGCATTAACGGCTTTTGCAATATATTCATTTGTTTCTTCGAGCTTATTAAGCCGCTCGCCGTGATTCTCGATCTCTTTGAACGGCTTAATGATAGCCTTAATAGCAACGACAATGGCCGTGACGCCACCAATAAACCAGACTAACTGGTTAAGTGTGAAAGCGACATCCGGACTAGTCGTCATTGGACACCTCGTTTTCGATGGTGCCCTTTTCTACGGAGTAAATATTAAATTTCTTATTGTAGTTTACGGACGTAGCGCCAATCAGTGCGCCAATAAAAAGACCCACAGCGTTGAGGGTCGCAACGATTGCTTCTGTGTTGGCTAAGCCCCATACAGGACCCACCGTTCCAACCAGAACAGCAGCAGCTGGAAAAAAGATCAAACCCAGCCATTTCAGTACATTATAAACTTTATCGGGAATCATGTTGGTGTCCTTTCTTTAAAAATAAAGGAAGCGGAGGTTTTCCGCCCTTAGGATTGTAGACCTCTAAGGAGACTGTCCGCTTCCCGTTTTCCGAATAAACTCGGATCAAATATCCATTTTGTACGTACTCAGCTATAAGCAATTAGTCACGTACCTCGTACAGACAATCCGGAAGCACCTCGTAGCTGAGCTTGTCGCACTTGATAAGCCATCTGCCGCCTACCTTACGCATGCCTGTAACTGTCATTCTGCCCTTATTAAATGCTACACCTGAACCCTTATGGATAATCTGGTCCTTAGAACCGTCACGCGCGTCAACTTCATCGACATCTCCCCACGGAATCCAACCACCAACGGAATGGTTATACATCCAGCCGTGTGCGTAGTCCATTGCTTCAACATAGAAGCCATTGGAGACTACAACAGAGCCAACGGAAAGAATCTGATCGGCTTCTCTCTTAGGAGCAGGTGTAGGTGCCTTACCGTTGAAGATCTTCGGTCTGAATACGCCAACAATACCACTTACCGGAATACGTTTAACTGTTACATATGGCTCGGACTGGTTCTGACCAAGGAAATATACAGCATTCTGACCATCATCATGATCGTAGATAGCAATATGGCTCCACGGGCAATCCGGGCAGTTCGTCCATACGCAAATATCGCCAGGCTGAAGCTCTGCCTGAAGTCCTACGTCCACACAGAAATCGAGAATGCCATTGGAATTGCGCATGTTAGCAATATCCTTTACATAGCCAGACTGAGTGCAGCTGATTTTGTGGCCTCCGATGTACGGAAAATATGATCCGGACACTAGATCCCAACACTGATATGGCTGCTCAACAGGGAAATTGTCGACGTCGATTTTACGACCGAGGACTCGATTCTTAAAATCTAAATAGCTTGCCATGGAATTTCTCCTCCTTAAAATAGACAAAAAGAAAAGAGCCTATACTCTCGCTTCTTTGGGGAATCTTCTAAGGGAAGATACGAGAATATAAGCTCTTTCCGTATGCACACCGACTTCCAAAATATGCAGTAGTGACTTGATGATTTTAGAATGGCCTGGATTTATGGGTGTAGTTGATCAATCACATAATTAAGAGGTGAACCTATCAGACAGAAATAATCAACAATTAGCAAGAGGTGAAGTACAAGTCATTCAAAATATCAATCAAACCGCGAGCCTAAATGGCCAAGCTTGAAGTCGGTTGTGGGTTATTCAGTTGGTTCTTCTGTAGTTTCTTCTGTTGTCTCGTGAATATACTTCTCCGAACGCAATAGATCGCCTTCGTTGTTATAAAGCATGCATGTGGCGCAAGCCAGGGAACTATTAGCAAGAGTTGCTAAAACAGAATGAAATTTAGCTTCTGCAGAATATAGTTCATCAAACGCCCAAGCGGGGAGAACTTGAATCTGTCCATTAGGATATGTATCAATTTCCTGTACAATGTATTTTCTAGTCATAAAAACTCCTTTTTCTTAAATATAGTAAAGCCATATTACAATCTTGAATCTCTGAGCAGAAACTGCGCTAACACCTAAAACAACGGTTTGTCCAGCATCATCTGGTGTGGCAAACATAGTACCATCCTCTCTTATCGTGACAGTTCCGCCACTGTTCCAATTTTCCAAAGGCCATGTTCGTGCAAGATAACATCCGAGAGACATATGAAAATCTTTAGGAAGTTTTATATCCAAATTGGTACAACTCGTCGCTGATATACTAGCGTTTACATAATAATAAGAAGTCCGCTTAATATTCAGTAAACCTGCGTATGGTAAAAAACGAGGAGAAGTATATTTACTTTCTCGCAGCATAATATTCTTATAGGAAATTGTACTTCCGGAATTCCTTACACCAAATCTAATAGTTAAAAACTTATCCCCGCTTTGTGCCGTATATATTGCTGATTTAGTTGTATAGTTTTCTCCTACGAAATGCCCATCGTTCGCTTTTCCATTAGCAAATATATAAACTTGATCTTTTGTAGTATCGTCAGATCCGGAATAATCCCAAGTTAAAATATATGTTTTGCCTACGATTACTGGTATTCTAGCAGCGAATGGATAATCAGCAGTTTCCATAGCATCTGCGTCATAGTGTGTAAAGCAATCTTCTCCAGAAGCTGTTAATGTAACTCCATTATTCTCCCACACGGCACTGCCTCTAACAATATTGACTTTAGACCATGCCGCGTATGGCAAAATATTTTTCCTGCTAAAATCTGAAAGCTTATCAGCACCGTTGTCAAGCCAGACATCCTCATCCGCTATTAAATAATCATGAACTCGAGCAGTTTTCTTTCCGAGCCATAATGTGTCATGAACAGAAGATAATGAAATATCTAAAGTTATAGTCTGATTAAACTCGTCCGCTACAGTCACTTTAGCTGAATACGACTGATCCGGCTCAAGCGTACCAACAATGGCAACACCGTTCCAGTTGTTGCTGCTATACGTAACAGCACTATCAGGAAGAGTTTGATCAGAGCCGCCGTTAAGGTTGTATTTAACTGTTACCTTGTTAGTTACAGATCCGATTGTGCCATTGTAATAAATACCATAAGCAGTAAGCTCTGAATTAGCACCAGTTGAGGCGTTAACCCTTGTTAAATATGCATTACGAATCGTAGGACGTACGTACGGAATAAGAGTTAAGCCTGTTAAGGCAATTTCTTTAATCTTTCCTCGAGAGTCCGTTGCGGCAAAGGAAATATTAGACGTTTCCAGGTTGTCAAACGTGCCAGTCCAGGTTGTAGTGGTTCCAGATTGAGCCAAATATCTTAAATTCGCACCATCTTTAAGCACTACCTGAACAATCGAAGCTCCATTCTTAGGAGTTACTTTGACCGTGAATTTCTTTTTTGAAATATAACGAACTACTGTCTTATCAGGGACTCCTACAGAAGATAGTTCAGTCTCCTTAATAACGTTTGAAGGCAAGGTAATAGTCGGAGCATATGAATCAGGAATTGTTGCTGTATAAGTAATTTCCTTAGAGCCAATTACGGTAGTTCCGTTCTTTGTAACAACTTCAATTTTTCCTGACAACGATGTTGCGTTTGGATTATCACTTAAAAAAGTGGCTGCAATATCATTTGTATTGTATGCACATTGATCGGTGACACCAGTAGCAACCGGTACATTTCGGCTATTGTTACTACCATAATAGAACGTAACGTCGTGAGTAAATGAAGTTGACGCCCTATTCATATAAATGGTAATGGTTTTACCAAGCTCAAATGTATTGTTCGATGTTGGAAAAGAGTCGATTGATGGAGTCGAAGCTCTGGCGATTGTTGTTAATCTCACAGTATCTTGCCCACCGGCAGATCCGCTCCATATATATCCGCCGCCCATCGGATCGGAACCAGCGTCCACGCTTACTTGGCAAGTTACGCTTTTACTACCGTCTGCATTATGAGTAATTGTTCCAGAAGTTCCACTTGCCGTGCACAAGGTAGTTCCAGGAGATGCCCCACTTGGCAACGGCACATTTACGGATTTAGTAAGACTTCCGTTAATCCAAATGCGCATGACACCGGCCGCGCCTCTTGTTGATCCACTGAACGAATATCCATTACTAGAACTAAAAGATGCGCTTGCACTATAGCTTACTGTCGATGTGTTGTTAGCAGTGCTCACAGAGCCTGATGTTTCCCAAAATGAGCACGAGTAATTACAATAAAACGTGCCCACCTGATATGCAGCGCCGCTTATGCTTGAAGTACCACTAGACATAGGCAGTATCTCCTTTCGTAAAATATAAATTGGTGCCCTTTCGGACATATGAAAAAGTTTCCAGAAAATCTCACCCGGGGAATTTTTGGGATTGAAATTCAGGAAACTTATAGAAAATTAACTATTGAACGCCATACCTAATGTAGTCGTTCCATCATATTCAGTTTCTTCTTTTTTATCTAACGAGAAACCAGCAATGTTTGCATAACCGGTAATGGTTGTGTTGTGAATTGTCGAGTTAACACTGTTTACTTCCAAATATACATCAGAGTTTCCGGTTTCATTACTGACAACCTTTAAGCCGTCGCCAGTCATAATCGTTTTAGTATTTTTATTATCACTATCTTCAACAACCCAACCCTCGGCTGTCATATAGCCTTCTGCTTTCTCAACACGATTGGTCAAAGCATCAATTCGTTGTGTAACCAGTGCTAAATATCCAGTATCGTCTTTAGTTATAGTAGCTAATTCGCTTTTTACCGTTTCAATAAGCTGCTGTGTCGAAGAAATATCATTCGCCAACTCATTAGATTTATTCTCAACCGTCGACAAATCTGATCTAATACCAGCTACAATACCGTCATTTGTACTAGAATATGTCATGAACTCGGTTCTTAAAGACCTAGAGTCAAGCACTGCAGCCGTGTCAAGTGGCTGGAATTCGCCATTAATAAAGCCGTAAAGTCTATCGCTAGTAACAAAGAATGTCTTTGCTGTGGAGTCATGCGATACTAGACCTAAAGGAATATAATAAAAAGACGTCACGTCGGTAGGTACTACGCAGGTCAAGAAATTCTCAGCAGCTACAGCGAATTTCGATCCACCTATATGCTGGACCTTTAACCATACTGTTTTATCTACTTCTAAACCTTCAACCGCTCCTGTAGTTGTTATATTTACGCCAGGATACACCTCATAGGCTGCATCTTTAGTATTAGCTTTCATAGCGTCAGTAGTTAATAGAATTGGGTAACTAATATCGAACTGAACATTTGCGGCTACTGCTTTATAACCGGCTTCTGTTCCGCAAATTAGTTTACCAGCCGCTACAGCTTCTAAAGGCAAAATATAGTTATTGTGAAGAATACGGTCATAGTGATTGGAGTTCGGTATGGAAGTAACTCGCCAATATGTACCGTCATATGTCATTTGAATAACTGCGTTTGCACCAAAATGCGTTGTTACACGAGTTGTATTCAAATATACAGCTTTGTTACCGGTTGTTCCGCCTCCGGATAGTGTCAGGTTAAGTGAAGCGTTTCCACTACCAGCGTATGGCAATTTATAAGCAATTGTCTTACCTGCTACTAATTCTGCATCTCTTGTAACGCCGAGCCATGTGCCTGTTGCGGCCGTTTGCGTACCGACAATATATTCAACAGAAGCCGCGTCCGCTGTTGCTTGTGCATTAGCAATACCAGCTTCGAGATCTTCGGGAGCAGGAGTCCAGTCTGTAGCACGATTGCCAAATTCTAGTTTCATCGACCGATTCCGTATTTCAACCCATCCGTCATGACTAGTATAGGGGAATAATAATGCGTTTGATACTCTATCGCCGTGGTCAGGAAAACGGAATGTTTTGGTAAAATGTTGCCACTCTGTTTCAGAAACAACTGGTGTTATGATTTCTGAAAGTCTTACATTCGGCTCTGTAGCGCATAATAAATATATGTAACCGAACGTAGACAAATTGGTTCTATAATCAAACGATAAAGTAACTTCTTCCGTCCCAGTTATAGCATCTAAATATACTAAAGGAATTACTGGTCCGCTCGAACCAGCACCATTATTCGTAGTTGTGTATTTTATTCCTTCGTCGGTCAAAGAAATATCGCTTGTACTTGAATTCCAACGGTACCAGGATGTTGCATTAGCCGGATCGCTGGGCATTTCTTTCATCTGACCTGTTGGTTTGGTTGTAAATTTTAACAAATTCCTACCACCAATCTGCAAATTATCAATTTTGGTATTTGCACTATTCGCAGTAGTTTGAGCATTCGTAATACGTCCATCTGCATCTGTCTTATATGAGTTAAGAGAATATAACACGGATGGATCAGGAAGCTCCGAATACTTCTTAGGAGGATTAAAGAGCTGAGCCGATAAGATTTCAGCATCCGACCCAGGCTCAACATAAGTCGCAACAATTGCGTCTGTTTCTTCGTTCCATTTCCAGTCGATACTTGCGTCCGGTGTGATTCCAGTGTATGTATGCCCCCTCCATTTGCCTAGAGATTCGCTCCACCAAACATCACAATGAGTAATTGTATCGTCGACAATTCGCCAAACATGTAATAATGGAACATTATAATAAACCTTAGTATTAGGATTAATCCAACTACCTTTAGCAACAGTTATCTTTTGACCATTCCACATAATCCAGCCATCGACATCTGCTGGATTACCGTCATCGTCATAGCCATGAAAATAGCATTCACCATTATTTGTGTTTGTGAAGGTTGAAGCATTCACGCGCCATCCCAAACCGATAGCACTAGCTCCAGATTCGCCTTTAATCTTAACCCAGTCGTACTTCGTTGGATCCTGCGAATCGTCAGAAACAGTATCCGTGTAAGTACCCATGTAGGTCTTACCAGTTGCCACAGTTGTACTGAATCCTTCTGTTCCGGTTGCGTTGGTTGCCCAGGCAATATGCAAATATGCATCATCACCCTTGTCACCTTTAATGGATTGGCCATTTTCACCATCTTTAACAGTTACAGTATGACCAGCGGCATCGACGATCGTAACAGTATCGCCTGATTTTGAAACCGTTGGAGAAGTACCATCTGATACTGTCACAGAATGTCCTTCGCCGTCTGTAATAGTGACTGTGGAGCCTGACTTAGTAACGGTTGGATTCTTACCGTCAGTTCCTGCTACGGCTAAAGAATATGTGAATCTCTTGCTGAATGACTTACCATCAACGGTAATTGGTACGGTCAATACTCCGCTCTTCGTTGCTAATGTGGCAGCGGTCTTGGCTGTAAACTTAGCAGTTGTCGTTTCGTTGTTAGAGATAGTAGTTGTCAAACCAGTAGGCTGACCGGATATAGTTCCAATCTTGGCAGCAACCTGAGTCGTTCCCTTATAAGCAATAATCTGGCATTCAGCCGTCTGATTTGCTACAGCTTTACCGTCGCTTGTTGCTGAAAATGTGTGAGATTCATTGGTTAAAATAACCGTGTAAGCATCTTTACCATCTTCGCCGTTCTTACCAGGCTGACCGTTTTGTCCATTAATTCCGTCTGTGCCATCTGTTACAACCGGAATAGTCTGCTGGTCAAGTATCGTTTCAGTACCGCCGGCTAAATATAAAGAAACACGCAGGAATAACGGAACCTGCCAACCATCTGTTCCTGGATCGATAGTATACGTATGGGATGCCTCATCGTCAGAGCTTGCGTACTCTGTATGCCAAGTAGAGCCGTTCGTAGAAGACTCGACAATATAGCGTCCAGAATATGCAACCGGAGCATTTGCGCCAGTCTGACTAAGCGCCTCCATTGTTATGGTAGCTGGAGAAATAGTGCCGTTCTTATCATGAACAACAGCATAGTTGTCTAATATCAACGTTCTTACAACAGAAGCCGCTCCAGTAGCACCTCTAAGAGACGTTCTCGAGCCGGTTAATACAGTTGTGTCGCTGACGGAAGTTACTGTGTAACGATAGTAAGAATATAAAACGATGTCTCCAACTTTAATATCGGCATTACCATCGCCAGTAAGTTTGTTTTTAGCAAATGTATAGTTTGGAGTAGTCGGAGCAGCAGTAGCTGTCCAGAACTGACTTCCATCAATACCATCGGAACCATCCAGAACTGTTTCGGTTGTTACTCCTGTAGAATCGGTAATACTGATAGTTACCGTGTTGCCAGATTTAGTTACAGTAGCAGTCGGAGAATATCCGTCCTTACCATCTTTACCGTCTGCGCCCTTAATAAGACTCCAACTATACTTTGTCGGATCGGTTGAGTCCGCCTGTGTCTGGTCGGAATATGTTCCAAGATATTTCTTGTTAGCCGATACGGAGGTGCTAAAATCCGTTGCGCCATCAGCAGAGTTCGCCCAAGCAATGTGAATATAACTTGGTTTCCCATTAGTGCCTGGCGTTCCAGGAGTTCCGTTCGTACCATCTTTAACAGTCTTTGTGTATGTCGAGCCATCAGCGTTAGTAACCTTGATCGTGACAGTATCGTCGTTCTTAGTAACCTCAATCTCTGGCGATTTACCATCTTCGCCCTGTCTAGCTTTACCATAAGCTTTCTTACCATCAGAGAATGTTGTTCTCGTCCATAAGAAATCCCCTGGTAGTACCATAGGGATAGTTGCCGACCAGCTAGCTGTGTCTGGAGGTGTCTGCTCTGTTGGCCATGATACGTACTCTATGGAGCTGACTTCAACGCTTACGCCATTCTGTCCAGGTTGACCGTTTTGACCATCAACACCCTGAATAGCGTAAGTATAAGTGATGGTGTCCGGAATATCGTCGTCCGTATAATCTGTTACAGTTCTTGTCCAAAGGCATTTACCCTTCTCGACAGACGGTAAAGTGTTCTGCCAGTCAGAATCCCCAGGCATGACATTTGGGCCGTTGCTAACAGCATACGTAACAGTTGTAGACCGTACACCAACACCGTCCTTACCATCTTTGGCTGTCAGCTGAATCCAGTTAAATATCGTTGGATCAGAGAGATCAACGTTCTGACTCTTCTGATTGTCGGCAATACCAATCCAGTTCTTTCCAGTTGGATCGATGCTGATGCCAGTGCCCTGGTTATCGTTTGCATAAGCTACCCAGACATATCGAGGAGCATTCGCAGCAGACCAAGCAGCAAATCTCTGTCTAAATATAGACCACTCATCGACGAGTCCGCTTGTCTTAGTTACAAACTCGCCAAGTTCAACACTGATTGTGTCATTGATCTCGGATCTTCTAATGCTGAGGACTCTTGCTGAAATAT